TGATCGTTTTAAAGGTTGTCCTATACCAGAGTATTTTAGAGATGCACCAAGTTCAACTGTTCGTTAGATCTGTTATGCAAACCCCGTGGTGCTTAGGCGTCATGGGGTTTCTTTTGGTATTTGTTCCTATCCTAGGAATGTGGGCGGTTCATAAATACGGCTGGGAGCACTGGGAACCCTTTACGAAACATGAATCTGGTACTGAGACCACTGAGTGATGTAAATGATGTGACATGGAGTATCGTCATAAGTTTACTCATTTTGCTCGCAGGTGTTGGATATTACATATACACGATTATGAGTTTAGCTTTTGAGGAACTAGAAGATGAGTCAAAATGAAATCTATCTAGGTAATCCTAATCTAAAAAAAGCAAATACCCCAATCAACTTCACGAAGAAGCAGGTTGAGGAATGGATCAGATGCAAAGAAGATCCAATTTATTTTACAAAGAACTATGTAAAGATCGTCTCTCTTGATGAAGGTTTGGTGCCTTTCAAGATGTGGGACTTTCAGGAGAATCTAATCAGGAACTTCCATGAAAATAGATTCAATATTTGCAAGATGCCAAGACAGACTGGCAAGTCCACTACTTGTGTATCTTATCTTTTACATTACTGTGTTTTTAACGATAGCGTTAATATTGGCATCCTAGCAAACAAAGCAGCGACTGCTAGAGAATTGTTGGGACGCTTACAAACGGCTTACGAAAACTTGCCCAAATGGATGCAGCAGGGTATACTGTCATGGAATAAAGGTTCCATGGAGCTAGAGAATGGCAGTAAGATACTGGCAGCTTCTACATCTGCAAGTGCTGTCCGAGGTATGTCGTTTAACATCATCTTCCTCGATGAGTTTGCGTTCGTTCCAAACCATATTGCTGAGTCCTTCTTTGCCTCTGTTTATCCTACTATTACTTCTGGTAAAAGCACAAAAGTAATTATGGTTTCAACGCCTCACGGCATGAACCATTTCTATAGGTATTGGCACGACGCACAGAGAAATAAAAACGAATATGTAGCTACTGAAGTCCATTGGTCTGAAGTTCCTGGTAGAGACTCAGAATGGAAACGACAAACTATTGCAAACACATCTGAACAGCAGTTCAAAGTTGAGTTTGAGTGTGAGTTTCTTGGATCTGTTGATACTTTGATTAGCGTCTCTAAGTTACGCAATCTTGTTTTTGAAGATCCAATACAGAACAACGGAAAGGGTCTCGTGGTATATGAGGAACCCAAGAAGGAAAATAATTACATTATAGGTGTTGATACGGCTAGAGGCATTGATCATGATTACTCCGCATTTGTAGTCTTTGATATCACACAGTTTCCATATAAAACTGTAGCAAGATATAAAAACAATGAGATCAAACCTATGCTGTTCCCAAGTATTATCTTGGATATGGCAAAGGCATATAACGAAGCCTATGTATTAGTCGAAGTCAATGATATTGGTGATCAGGTTGCGACAATTTTACAATACGATCTAGAATATGAAAATATGCTGATGTGTTCTATGAGAGGTAGAGCAGGTCAAATTGTTGGGTCTGGGTTCTCTGGCAAGAAAACACAGATGGGAGTCAGGATGACTGCTGCTGTTAAGAAGACTGGATGCTCTAACCTCAAAGCATTGGTAGAAGAAGATAAGCTCATGACAAATGATTATGATATTATTGCCGAGCTCACTACCTTTGTGCAGAAGAAACAATCGTGGGAGGCAGAAGACGGTTGCCACGATGACCTTGCAATGTGTCTGGTTATATTTGCATGGTTAGTTGCTCAGGACTACTTCCGAGAGATGACGGACAATGATGTTCGTAAAAGAATCTATGAGGAACAAAAAGATCAGATTGAACAGGACATGGCACCCTTCGGGTTTATTAGTGATGGTTTAGATGATGACATTATCACCGATAGCGATGGCACGAAGTGGACAGTAGACAAAGAAACAACATCTACATATGGTGACATGTCATATATGTGGGAGTATTATTAATGAGAGTTGTTATTGTTAGTGGTGGATTTGATCCTATCCACAGTGGACACATTCATCATTTTAAAGAAGCTAAGAAGTTAGGTGATATTCTGATTGTAGGATTGAACTCTGATGAATGGTTGACCAGAAAAAAAGGTAAACCCTTTATGCCTATCGAAGAAAGACTGGCAGTCATCAAAGAATTGAGAATGGTAGATACTGCTGTACCATTTAATGATGATGACAATAGTTCTATTTCTCTCATCAGAGATACATTGGTATTATTTGATGATGTAGTATTTGCTAATGGTGGGGATAGGACAGCAAAGAATATACCAGAGATTGATGCGTTTGATAGGGACCCAAGAGTGCAATTTGCATTTGGTGTAGGTGGTACTCACAAACAAAACTCCAGCAGCTGGATCTTAAACGAATGGACTTCACAGACGAGTTCGAGCTAGAACATTTTGTTTTTACAGAGAGGAAGTGCAGGACTTGTCGCAAGACAAAAGATCTTGTCTCGGACTTTTATAAGATAAGAAAAACTAGCGGTCCATCATCCTATTCTTACGAGTGCAAAGAATGCACTAAAAATAGAATCCGAAAAACTAGAAAATCTGGTAAATCTTCACAGTGGGAATATCCTGACTGGTAGTGTGTTCATGCACTGTTTCCCATCTGAAAAGAAGCCTTTCCATAAATATTTTTAGATTATTTGGATTCTAAAGGAGTTAAAGATGCCGCTCAATTTAGCATCTCCTGGAATTGTCGTTAAGGAAGTTGACCTTACCAATGGCAGAGTAGATCCCTCATCTACACTCGCTGGTGGTTTGGTTGCTCCTTTCGCCAAAGGTCCAGTAGAAGAACCCACCCTTATTCAAACCGAAGCGGAGCTCCTCGATACTTTCGGATCTCCCTATAAGGACAGCAACCACTACGAATATTGGCTCACCGCAACCTCGTATCTGGCATACGGCGGTGTACTCAGAGTCGTAAGATCTGACGAATCTTCAATGACAAATGCGTTTGCAGGAACTGCAAGCAGCATCAGAATTAAGAGCAACGAAGATTATATCAACAAAGGTTACGCAGAGAACACTGTTGCTAATGTAGTCTTTGCGGCTAAGAACCCTGGTAGTTGGGGCAACAGTCTTAAGGTTTCTGCGATTGACGGTCTTGCTGACCAGATTCTGACAGGTATCGATACAACTGCAGTTCTTGGTTTCTCCTCAACAGGACTTGGTGCTGTTGCTGGATTTGAAGACGGTCTTGCCGAAGTTAACTTGTCGGTTGGTCTTGGTGTTACCCAAGCAGTCCCAGCTAATACAGTTCTTGCTGGTGCTGGTTCTACTTCAGTTCTCGATGGTTACCTCAAAGGCGTAATTACTGAGGTTGGTGCAGGACAAGTTTCTGTCAAACTAGTTTCTCATGTTAGCGCAGCTGGCACTGAAACTAAAGTAGATTACACTCCTGGTGGCGTTTACGCTTTCCAGAACAGTGGCACATCTAGTGCTGGTCTTCATCTTCATGTCCAATCCGACACTGGTAGAGGTTGGGTAGCAGGTAATGTTTCCTACGGTTCGTCCTTTGGTAGTCAAAATTTCCTTAACGCTCTGACTGCTGCTGGTATCGGTACTACCGATTCTCGCTGGACTTCTGCAGTAGCATTTGCTCCTGGCACACTTTCTTACACTGGTGAGAAGGACTGGTTCGATAATCAGTGGATTACTCTAAACGATGGTGAGAAGGTCTACTGGAATACTCTTGCTGATAGACCTGGAACTTCTGCCTATGCTGCAGAAAGAAACTCCAGAAATGACGAGATTCATATTGTTGTACACGACGATCTCGGTAAAGTATCTGGCAATGCTGGCACTCTTCTCGACAAGTTTGTAGCAACATCGAAAGCAAAAGATGCCATCTACTCTGTAGGTGATGCCTCTTACTGGAGAAAGGTTCTTCAGTTAGCAAGCCCCAACATCTTCGGTGGTGGAGCTCCTGCTGGAATCGTAACAACAGTTCTCGATGCTGACTTCGATCCCGTAGGCGATACTGGTTGGGACCAAAATACAGAGAATGTTTCCTTCGCTGCTATCGGCAACTATTCAGTAAGTCTTACTGGCGGTGCTGATTACGGTGGTGCTACTAGCATTGGTGGAACTGATTCCCTCAAGGTCAACATCGGAGATCTCTCTGCTGGATATGATCTTCTGAAGAATAAGGATCAATACGAATTAGACTTTTTGCTCATGGGCTCTGGTGCTCATGGTAAGGAAGAAACACAAGCACTTGCAAACAAACTGATTGCAGTTGCTGAGTACAGAAAGGATTGTATCGCTTGCATCTCTCCTCACAGACAAGCATTCTTAGCTTCCTCTGGTGACGGTGAGGATCTGGTACTGAATTCTGATACTGTTACATCTAATGTAATTAGTTTCTACTCCGCTATTACATCGTCTTCTTACGCTATCTTCGATAGTGGTTACAAGTACATGTATGATCGGTTTGGCAGACAGTTCCGCTATGTTCCTATGAACGGTGACATGGCAGGTCTCTGCGCTAGAAACGATATCAACAACTTCCCCTGGTTCTCACCAGGTGGCACAGTTAGAGGTGGTATCCTGAATGCAGTTAAGCTTGCATACACTCCTGATCAACAAGAGCGTGACAGACTCTATTCTAATAGAGTTAACCCTGTAATCTTCTCGCCTGGTGCAGGTATCATCCTCTTTGGTGATAAGACTGGTTTAGGTAGATCTTCTGCCTTTGATAGAATCAATGTTCGTCGTCTGTTTATCTACTTGGAGAAAGCAATCGCTGCTGCTGCAAGAGATCAACTCTTTGAGTTCAACGATGAGATTACGAGAATTAATTTCCTCAACATCGTAGAACCATTCCTCAGGGATGTTCAGTCTAAGAGAGGTATCACAGACTTCGTAGTTGTTTGCGACGAGACAAACAACACTGCTGCGGTCATTGATAATAACGAATTCGTTGCTGACATCTTCGTCAAGCCCAACAGATCGATTAACTTCATCGGTCTGACCTTCGTTGCTACCCGCACGGGTATCAGCTTTGAAGAAGTTATTGGTCGAGTTTGATCGCTTAATAACTAACTCTTAGAGGAAAAAACAATGCCCATTAATCAACAGAATCCCCCAAAGACTGCAAACAGAACTATTGATAAGTTCAAGTCCAGAATCAGTGGTGGTATTGCAAGACCTAATCTCTTTGAAGTTGTTCTTGCAACACCCGATGGTGTCGTTGACACCGATGTAAATGATTTTGGTATCAAGAGTAGATTTTTAGTCAAGGCTGCAGCACTTCCCGCTTCAAACATTGCACCTATCAGTGTTCCCTTCAGAGGTCGTACACTGAAAATTGCTGGTGATAGAACTTTCGATGAGTGGACTGTAACAGTTATCAATGACACCGACTTTGCGATCCGTTCTTCCATGGAAAGATGGATGAACTCTATTGCTAAGGTATCTGATAACTCTGGTCTTACAAATCCTGAGGACTACATCAAAGACCTCAAGATCTACCAGTTAGGTAGAGCTGAAGTTGCTCAGAACACTCAAGCATCTGAGACCGATATGCCAATCCTGAGAACCTATAAGTTCCATGGTTGCTTCCCGACAAATGTCTCCCAGTTGGATCTTTCCTACGATCAGTCAGATGCTCTGGAAGAGTTCACAGTTACCTTCCAAGTTCAATGGTGGGAAGCTGACGGTAACGGCGGTTCGGTATATTGATAAATAGTCCTATTAAAGGACTTCACTTAGTATAATGGCGAAACTATTTGGTTTCTCAATTGAGGACGGAGAAAAGAATCCTAAAGGCGTAGTCAGCCCTATTCCCCCGCAAGGAGAGAATGGGGTTGACTATTATATTCAGGGGGGATTTTCTAGTCAGGTTGTAGATATTGAAGGTATCTACAAGAATGAGCATGAGCTTATAAAAAGATATAGGGAGATGGCATTGCATCCTGAGGTGGATAATGCTATCGAAGATGTAGTAAATGAAGCTATCGTATCAGATACAAATGATTCTCCTGTAGAGATTGATCTGGAGAACCTGAATGCTAGCGATGCTATCAAAACAATTATCCGTAAAGAATTTAAACATATTAAAGATCTTTTAGATTTTGACACGAAATCACATGAGATCTTTAGAAACTGGTATATTGACGGAAGACTCTATTATAACAAAGTAATTGATCTTGAGAATCCTCAAGAAGGTTTGCAAGAACTGAGATATATCGATCCTCTCAAGATGCGTTATGTACGCAAAGAGAAGAAAAAAGACGAGAGATCGGATCTGTTTAGACAGACTAATGTTCATGAATCTCAGAAGGTATATTTCCCCGAGATTGAAGAGTATTTCATGTATACTCCAAAACCTCAATACCCAACAAACATTGCTGCACCTGGTGGTGGCACTGCAATGAAGGGTGTGAAGATGGCAAAAGATTCCATCACATATTGCACCTCTGGTCTTGTGGATAGAAATAAAGGTGTAGGATTATCTTACTTACACAAAGCAATTAAGTCTCTCAATCAGCTTCGTATGATTGAAGACTCACTTGTTATCTACAGATTGTCCCGCGCACCTGAGCGCAGAATTTTCTACATTGATGTTGGTAATCTGCCCAAGGTA